CTCCTTGAAGATGGCACAGAGAACTCTTTAGAGTAGTCTCCCGTGTTCTTAGTTATGTCTTGAACATCTAACACCGAAGAGATAATATCGACGCTCTCATCAGCGTATTGGTCTAAGAGTTTCCCCTCAATATATAAATTAACCATCTTAAATGTTGTTTATTTCATTATAACTCATTTCAAACTTGATAGTGTAAGATATTAATCTATCATTTTGCCTTGTTTTGTACTTAAATGCTTTATCAACTACGTTCAAAGGAGTAGGAACTGCATCAACATACATCCAAACTCTCTCGCTAAGTAGCATTTGTTTAACTACTTCAGTATTATCTTCATCAATAAACCCCGTTTCTACTGTTAATGATGTTCTACCTTGCACATTATGTCTTACAAACTGATGGAATCCTAATGAAGCTTGACCTCTATTTGTTTCAAAGTGATTATCTGTAATAGTCATAGCCTCCTCTTGCTTCTTAAAGAATGTAAATATCTGATTAGCACCATCCTTATTCTGAAATATAACATCTAAAGGTGTGTACTTGCATTCGTTTACTATGTCTAAAACTGTTGTAGAAGATACTGATGTGTTAGTATTAGTATTAACTATATTAACAAAAGCATCTGTTGTAGTATCGTTTAAATCAACCCACAAGTACTGTACTGAGTCATCTGAATTTAATGTTGGAGGTATTGTAAATGATTCGTTTAATTGCTGATTAGGTTCTGATATAGCAGTAACAGTTAATGTGTCTAATGAAGATGCTGCGAAAGGATATATAAAGAATCCTTTTCTACTTACCTTATAATCTTGTGTCTTTAACAACACACCATCTTGAACAGTATCAAAGTTTTTACCCTCATTCCCATAAGAATATCCCAATGTCATAATGTCTCCCTTCTCATCAAACTCAGTAATTAAATCATCATACTTAACTGTTGTTCTCACCCACATCTGATTCTTACCATCTATGATTTGAGTAGTCTCAGCAGGATTAGGGAATGGCTGCTTAAACTCTATGTAATCTTGGATAATTGCATTGATGTTTATATCGTGAGTTGTAGGGTCTGCTTGTGTGTTAATAAATGTAATATCATAAGTGTTTACACCTGCATCATTATAACCTGTTACTATTCCATCCCATACTTGAATAGTTAATGTATACTTCTGACATATAGTCGCAGTAGGATTTAGGTATGTTAAATTTGTTGTTACGTAATATGGACTTAATGCTCTTATCATTTTATTTTATTATTATATTATCATTTACTAAACTCTCCTCTAATTTATTTTCTATTTCGAGGACCAATGCATCACCTAAATCATTCGATACTTTGTCTATCTGATTATAAAAAGCATCTGTAAAAAAGTTAGTTGTCTTTATTCCTGTGTGATATACAGAATTAGCTATTGCAAACATAGTACTCTTCCTACTTATAAACTGACCTTTCTTATTTCTCCCTTGTATTCCTTTCTTATACATAAAGTTATTAAATACATTAGCAGGAGGCTTCTTATCTCTGTACTTAAATTTATTATTAGTTACCTTCTTTACTTTCCATTTCTCACCATTAGCTTTCTCACCACCTACACCTTTCACACCTGCATCAACATACTCCCAATAGTCATTAATCTTAAACGTCAATGATGTAACCCCCTTCTTAGTCTTTACACTATATTTAAGAGACTTACCTAAATCAGAATCCTTTATCTTGTTCTTTTTAAGATTCTTTTTAGATTCACTTACAACCTTCCTCCCAAACTTTCTAAGCTCTTTATCTAACATAAGCTAACCTCATACATTGGCATCTCTACATCAAATGACATTGTCCATCCGTCAGAAAGATTAATCCCTTCAAAATCTATTTGGTCTATAGTAGGGTTATCAGATGCAGTTATATTATTACGTGCAAAGTCTCTGCTCATCTTAGTCCAAACCATAGCTAATGAAGCTAATGTAGCATTATGATTGTCTACACTATTATCATTATCCCAAAACTTATCATTTATATTCTCTTTGTTAATCATTCTAATATCAACACAAGTTAGTTCCACATTAAATAGAACTGTTGCAGTAGACGTTATAGAGCCTCCTAATGCACTTATATTAAATATTGGGAATATATTACCTTTCTCCCAATCGAAGTCATCAGGAACTCTGTTAAGAACTGTAGTGATGTATTCATCTTCCTCTACTAATCCTTTAATGTATCTTAATAATTGACTATATGCATTCATATTTATAATGTTGTTACGTTACTTCCTTTCCTAATGTTTGCCTCCATCTTCTGTTTATCTAATCTGTGAGCAAGTCCTACATGAAATGTGTGTACAGGCAACTCAGTAACCTCATTAATCTTCAGTATATCACCACCTGCCATCATGTCTAATGTTGGGTACCATCCCCACTTTGAGAAATAACCTGTTGCACTCTTCTCGCTTCCTCCACTACTTCCTCCGTAGATTTCATTATATATGTCTTTAATTCCCTCGATAAATGGCAAAAAAAAACCAACATCCCATTAACGATATTCATAGGTGCTTGTTTCATAACCTCATTATACTTGTTGTCAGCCTTGTACTTCTCTATCTTGTAGTGTCCGTGTCTATCTTCCTTTACTATTGGTCTAAACAGAATACCCATTATCTTATGTAGGTTCTCTGCTGACACTCCTGTTGAGGTTAAATCTATATACTCACCTGCACTCATCTCATCTAAGTTAGGTATGAATCCAAACTCTACCCCATTAAGTGTAAATCTCTGTGTGAACTCAACCTCTGTATTTAATGCTAATGTAATCTGTGACACAATATTCTCATAGTCTGTAATAGTCATAGCATCCACATCTTTAGTCTTTAGTCCTGTGAATAGCTTTACTACTCTTTTGGTCTTATCTAATTCGCTGAGGTTATCTCTATCAGCTATAGACAAATACCTTTGACTCTGCTCTAATGTGATGTCTGAGTTATTCTCAGGTAATGATATTGTAATACTTTCCTTCATATACTTATAATAACGAATACATTTATCCCTTTGTTATTTACTTATCTAATGTTAACAAATGTTAAAGTTTCGTGTAGTTCATCGATTATATTAAAATAAACTTGTGAGGTATCTACATCGGGTGTATATTTGTACTGTTGCAACGAAGCAACCACAAAATTAGAAATTATGTACAACGATAACAACATTAAAAAATTAGTATCTTTAATTGAAAAGTATGGGAAAAGAACTAAAGAGAATTTAATATGGAGAGGTTCAAAATTAAACATTAGTGAAAATGAAGTAATCAATTCTATTGAATTACTGTTAGATTTAAAAGTAATAAATGAAGCAGAAGAGATGATAGGAGACGGATGGAACAGTAGACAAACTGCTAAGTATTATCAATTAGCATAAAACAAATAGGGAGCGTAACAACTCCCTTTGTTATTTACCTTATACTTATCTTACCATTACCCATTAACTGATGTGATACTGAATACCTCAACGCATCTAAAAGGTGATTGTAAGCATCTATAATTGTACCTGACTTCTTGTGACTGTAGGCATAGTTATTAAGCTCTTTAGCGAGGTTTAAACTATCAGGACATACCACAAGGTCATAATCTTGAATAAGTGCAATACCTGCGTTAATAGAACCTGCTCCTTTCTTAGCTCCTATTATATTACATTTCTGTCTACGTATCTCATCAATCATACGAGGCTCTGCTGAATCAGCTACAACTAATGACTTCCCACAAGTCTTTAAAGTTATCTTAGCAGTATCTGTTGTACTTATCCCTGTGTGATACATATGTTCCTGTGCATATATAATCCTCTTCTTTTTATCTATAGCAACACCAATTAATGTAGTGGGGTCATTTGTAAAACCAAAGTCCATTCCATAAGTTACTTGTAAGTTGTTAGGATTAAATACACCTGTACTCCAATCTTTAAATACAACACCTTCTGCTGAGTCCTGCCATCCACCCATTATCTCGTGCTGATACTTAATAGGTCTATCTCTCTT